CGTCTTATCGAGTCTAACCATACTACCGATTAACAACCTATTGTGTAGGTCATACACAGCAGCAGGGCCCACTGGCTTAGAGTCGAGGTATACGGGACGTACATCTACGCCTTGTGCGTAGTCCACCCCGCACGACTCCCTGAAATTCCCTAGCATCTTCGTCTTGTCGACGTTAGTGCGGAAACCCAGGAAGGCCAGAGCCTCAATGCATAACAGAGCGGCATCCCACGGAATGGTGATGTCATCTCCAAACACACCGAGGTACTCGGCACTCGCACCTACAAACCGTACTGAAGCCTTAGCGACAGCATAGAACAAAAGCGTTTCCAATGGGAACGTATAACCGTTACCCATAGACGAAAAGCTCTCGTATCTGTGCCATTCACCCTTGCGACCAATCTGGTACTCTGCACACCGAAGTGAGTCGAGTACTTCGAACCAGTCGCCGGGACAAAACCACTCCACGGCCTTGTAGGCCATGCAGCCACTGGCGTTCTTGAGGTCGATGGTTACAACATTCCCATCGATAGAACCTCTCCACGCTTTGTGTTGGTTCGGTCGCTGATCTTGGAGGGAGATCCCTGCTATCCGTAGCAGTCTCTGACTCCAATAAGTGCCTACCCCCTTCTGGAGGAACACATTCAGGCTCGGTTGAATACCGATTGTACGGTCTTTGTCCCACTTCTTAGGGACAGTTGTCACGCGGTCCCCCCGCATCACTTCATAGGAGGCACCCTCCCAAATCAGGTACGAGACCCAATTAGGATTCCGCTTCCCATAGGCGACGAAGTAGGGAAGGGCTCTCGCAGTCGCACTGTGCTTGTAACCGCTATCTAGCTTCTCAGCCAGAGTCCCGGTTTCGACACTGTGCTCCCTTGTTGCCCCCGGCCCAAAGTCGGCTGCATCTAGGATTTCTCCCCAAGCCACTTCGTCCAGTCTACCAACAACTTGTTGGAATATCATCCGGGCATCGGCCAAAACCGACCGAAGGTTTTCCGGAAGTCTGGACGTTCGCTTTGAGAACCACGCTATACGCTTGTTAGCCCTCCGACAACTCTGCTCACCTTGAGCAAAAGTCCGAAGTGCG